CCGACTTCAGATACGTCAGACCGATCTGGAGAAAGAACGCAGAGGAAGAGAGGTTGCTGGGTGTCAGCTTCACGGGAGTGTTTGACTGCCCAACGGTGCTCAACGCTACCCCGAATCAACTGGAAGAGTGGAGGACATCCGCTATCAATGTAAACGAGAAGTGGGCTAGGCAACTAGGTATCAATCCGTCTACAGCTATCACCTGCATCAAGCCATCTGGGACTGTGAGTCAGCTTACTGGAGTGGCTGGGTCTGGCCTACATCCCTCGTACTCCAAGTGGTACATCCGAAGGATTAGACAGGACAAAAAAGACCCACTCAATCAGGCTATAATGGACGCAGGGGTCGAGTATGAGGAAGACCCATACAACAAGGAGGCTATAGTGTTCTCCTTCCCTATGAAGGCTCCTGCTAGGTCCAGAACAAGGCATGATGTTACTGCTATCCAGCATCTTGAGATATGGAAGAAGTTTGCCCTTCACTGGTGTGAGCATAAGCCAAGCGCTACCATCTACGTTGGAGAGGCCGAGTGGATGGAGGTGGGGGCTTGGTGCTACAAGAACTTTGATATACTCAGCGGAGTAAGCTTCCTGCCAAGGGCTGATGACGCTCACTCATACGAATCCGCTCCTTATGAAGAGATAACCAAGGAAGAGTACTCTATGTTTCCAAGGACCACACCAATAGACTGGTCCTCGGTGAGAGAGGAGGAAGATAACACCATCGGTAGCCAAGAGTTGGCTTGCACCGGAGACAAATGTGAGATATAGCTATGCCAGATGATAAAAGATGGGTTTGTAATGACTGTGGTTACATTATGTATGGGGAAGAACCTGAATTCTGCGAGAGTTGCTACTTAGAAGACATAGAAGAAGACGGAGGTGAATATGAGTAACCCATATTGCAGATTTAATCACGGTAGGATGTTAATGATTCGAGGAAAATTCTCTAAACTAGATGGAGGGCTAAGACAATACTACCACTGTCGAAACTCTTCCTGTAGTTACACCGCGCTTGAGCCTAGATTTGATGCCAAATTTTTTAAAGAGTTCGGGGATGACTACTATGAAAAAAAGGCTATTGAGGAAGGAATGATGGGAGTTGAGGATGATGACAAGCATCTTGCCTGCTCTAATTATCCCAACTGTGATATAGAAGGATGCGGGGAGCACTAATATGAATCTGATGATTATCCCTGATGCGCACGTTCATCCGGATTACAATAACGAGAGGTTCAGGGCGGTAGGTCGGTTGCTCATGGAAGAGCAGCCTGAGTGCGTGGTTTGCTTGGGTGATCTGGCTGACCTGCCGTCCCTGTCCTCGTATGATAGGGGAACCAAAGGGTTCGAGGGAAGACGATATAAAAAAGATGTTGAATCCGCTATCGACGCACAGGAACTCCTGTTCGCTGAGATGAACAGATTCAACTCAAGAAAAAGAAAGAACGGCAAGAAGCAATATAGGCCGCGCCTAGTGATGTGTTTAGGCAATCATGAGGATAGAATAACTAGAGCCATCAATTCTCAAGCGGAATTAGATGGGACTATCGGGATAGAAGACCTCCAGTATGAAGGGTTCGGGTGGGAAGTTGTACCCTTCAAGAGGTGTATTACGATAGGAGAAATCACCTTCTCTCACTATTTCACTACTGGAGTCTCCGGCAGGCCCATATCTAGCATCCACATCGGGCATACACTTGTCACTAAGCTTCATTGCTCCGCCGTTCAAGGTCATTCGCATCTGTACAACCACGCAGAACACACTCGTCCTGACGGGCAAAAAATATTCGGCCTGTCTGCGGGTTGCTTCTCTCATCCCGAATACTCCGAAAGCTGGTGCAGAGATACAGAGCACCAATGGTGGAGAGGGATTGTAGTTCTGGAAGATTTGGATGGGGAGGGGTACTACGATGGGGTCAGGACCATAACCCTGCGCAAGATTATGAGGAAGTATACTTAATACTCTTCACGCATCCAGCGGGGAAGGCTGTGATAGAAGACCACTCCCCCTTCTCATCCTTGGTGTTTGCCACCTTAACAACATCTTTATTCTTCTTGATTAGGAACCCAGTAGTTTGTAGGGTTGGGGGGTTAACTTCATCTGGCTTTTCCCAACCAGCGGTTCCTATGATGTCTTGCCATTGGACAGTGACAAGAGGTGCCTTCTTCATTTTTCGAGCACATTGTCAACCCGCTCAACAAGCTTGACTCTCAAGTCCCTCATCTTATCTTTGAGGCGGTTTATCCTTTCCTCCTTCACATCATCGCGCAGAATTCTATTCATTAGAATTTTATTGCTCTCTTTCTGGAGTCTGGTGATGTCTCCAGCAATGTCCTTTCTGGTATCATCTAATTTGAATAGCTTATAGTCTTCGCTTTCTTTGAAGTTGTTGTAGTAATCTCCGCGCCCGTATACCTCAAGTATTCCATCATTCAAACCCGTAGCCATCCGTATGGATGACTCATATTCCTGATACTTGTCGTATACGAATCTATTCCTAGTTGCTGTCTCGTCAAAGAAGAACCTTCTGGCAAAGGGAACCTTAGTCCATTTGACCTCACCCGTTTCTCTATGAGTTAACCTTCCACCGCCGGGGGTAATCATCCATACGAGGTCGGTGCTTCTCTCAACGAAACGACCAGCACCACCTGCCACTGTCTCCCAGATATACTCGAAGACATCAGGAGGTATACTCACTAAACCAGCCTCGACTTTAGACCCAAAAGAAAGAACATTGAGTGCGCGAGAAATCCCTTTGGTGATAACACCAGTGGATGACCAGTATCTTTCAGAAGGAGGATCAGATGAACCCCATGCTGGGTCTTTGTATATTGGTTGCCCAAAATAATTCTCGTTGACAGCAAGGTCTATTAATGGGTCTGAGATAGTTGGGCTCACGGTTTGGAGGGCCGCAACGAACAGATCATCGCTGCTCCCAAAAGAGAACGGAACAAAAGACTCAGCGGCTGAGGACATAACGTGCATCGTTGCTCTCCCCGGATTAGTATGACCCATCATCAGGGCAGCTAATGTGTCGCCAATAACGTAGGGAATATTATATCCATAAGGAAGAGGAATCTTGAAGAAGGTATCAAAGCCCGGCAAGTAGATGTGGGCCTGCCTTCCTCTCGCTCTTAAATCAATCTGCCTGTAACGGTTGATACCATCTTCGTCATCACCAGCGAGAAGAGAATTCAAAATCCCTTGAGAGAAACTGAAGAGAGCTATGCTCCCCATTATCTTCTGCACACGAGTGAATCCTCTATCTCCTTTGGGTCTCCGGAACATTGCCTGAAACATTCTCACAGTACCCTGAACCGAGGCATTAAAGAATAAGTACAGAGAGTTTAGAGCGACTCCTTTCTCCCCTTTCTGGGAGAAGTTAACCGTGAGGTTTCGGGAAATATCTGCAGCCCTTCTCATGGCTCTCTCTTCCGTCATCCCATTGGCTATAAACTCGTCTCTCGCGTTCTTGTAGGTGGCCAGCCTCATAGTGTTTTCAAAAACAGCATTGTACTCGCCAACAAACTCCAGCATTTTGTTCTTGAATCTTCTGGCTCCAGCAGCTGTAGTGTCGTTGATGTAATCGTTAAGCTTCTTCTCGAACTCGGCTGCATCCCTGAAAGCAAAGAAATCTATGCGGCCTCCTTGCTCAGAGAACTCTTTAGCTAATGCACTCCACTCAGTGTTGAACTTCTTATCTCTGATAAATTCTTTCAGCCCAACCCCAGCTAGTTTAATGTCTCTGAAGACTTTTCGCGTAAGCGCCTCTGTATCCTTGAACTCGGCAGTCGTTTGCTTAACTCCCTGCAAGTTGATCATTGCAGTCTGAAAGTCTCTGATAAAGTTAGTCAATACAAACTCAGGGTTGATGGAGGTATGAACAGCGCTGAACCACCTGTTAACTTGAGAAGCAAGCTGCATGAATGTCCCGGAGTCAGCCATGTTTGTGCGGTTGAACGCTTGGCCTATCCTCTTGTCCTTTACGAGGATCACCATTTCCTTCCCGTTCTGCTTGAAATGTATATTGTGATCCGGATCAGTCTGCTGTTTCTCATGAAGACCTAGCAGAAGATGGCCGTCTATCCTGTGATCTTCATACGTGTCCCTG